TAGTTCCACCATTACTGCCTATTGTTAAACCTGCACTACTTTGAGCAGTGGTATTTCCTATTGAAACTCCTCCTTGAAAATATGAATTACCATCTGCAACATAAAGTCCAAAACCAGAATCTGCGTCAATATAAACTCCGAAAGTATTATCTGCTGTTTCTGCTTTAACATATAATCCATACAAATTAGTTGGTTGTACACTATTATACTGCTTAGCTGAAAAATATCCACCATAACCAGTTCCAGAAGTACCAACACCTTCTACTTTGGAATAAACTCCATAACTGGTATTGGTAGCCATATAGTTCAGTCCAGTTACTTTACTATAAATATTATAATGTGTAGTGGAAAAATCACTTCCATCGTTATCCCCCCACACATATTGATTATAAGAGGTACTATTATTTGCGCTCATTCTAAAATATACACTATAAGCATCACCTTCCATATTTGATTCTCTTTCAGTTTGAACATCAAGCGAAGGTGCTATTTGATCTTGTACAGCTGCACCATCATAAATTAAAAGAGCTCCTTTAGTTAGTTTCATTCCATGTCCATAACCCGAAAAGGTCTGTGTCAAACCACTACCAATTTTTAAAATTTCATTATTACTGGCATCATAAAATTTAACATTTGAATTTGCACCATCCAACAACATATGTTGAGCATCAAAATCTCCTACATTAATGGTATTAGTAGTAGAAGTATCTATTTTAACACCAACTCCAGCAGAAGAACCAGTTGATTCTAATATATTAGAACCTAATCTAAAACCTGCCATATTTCCTGCCGTATTTGCAGTTATTATATCTGCTGTAATTGTTCCTGTAATAGTTGCGTCACTTGCAACTAATGCTCCTGCGTGTGAAACTCTGAACTCAGCAGAGTTTTGTGTATCACTGCCTGCCCAAAATGCTTGGTCTTGACCAGATTTACCAATTCCTGCCCCACTGGTAGTTAAAATATTTGTTCCAATTGTAAATCCGCCAATAGAACCTGACGTTGCATTAATATGAACTGCATTTAATCCAGCTGCCATAGTAATTGCCCCAGCATTTGTTACACTAAAATTTGTAGTTCCGCTTGTTCCAATAGTTAAATTACCACTACCATCAACTCTTAATGCAGATTTTGAAGCATGATCTTGTCCAACTCGCATAGTAGATCCAAAATGTGCTACACCATTAGCACTCTGAGTTACATGAAATCCTGTTGCATCAACTACTGCTTTATTATTAGAATTGTGTATAACATCAACAGAATTACTATCAATACTTACATGATCTGCGCTTGTGTTTCCTATCGTTGTAGTGGATGCAAATTTACCATAAACTGTGCTGCTCTTTTTTAATTCAACTCCAGTAGAAGAAATTTTAATATGTTCTCCAGTAGTTGGTCCTATTGTTGTCGGAATTCCAAATGAGGCAGAAACTTGAGTCCCCCTTCTTATATCCACAGAATCACTATCAATATAAACATTTTCATATCCTGATCCCGATCTGCCAATTGTAACTGTACTACCATAATCAGCTACTTGAACCGTTCCAGCTGCGTTCCACAGTCCCATACCATCAGAATCAAGGACCACCTGAGTTTCAAATGGAGTTTGTCTACTAGCTAATGATGACGACACTTCATCACCCGAACCACTAATTGATGCTGCAGTTACTCCTGCTAAATCACCACTAGTAATTGTTATAGAACCTTCAACTGATAAATTATTACCGTCCCAACTAAATTTATCACCCAAACTCATTGAAGATTCTGAATCAAGATAAAATCCTGTGTTTGAATTGTCCCAAGTACCAACGTCCGTAAATAATTTACCGGATTCCATATTTATACCAGCAATAGAACCAGTATTAGCTACTATACCACCTTCTAAAAATACATTTTGAGAATATAATCCAAATCCTGCATTTGCGGGATCTGTACCATGTAGTCGTGCTGAACTTAATCCACTCAAATCACCAAGTCGAGCTTTCAAATCTACATCATAAATTGCACTTCCAGTTCTTTCAACAATATCAATATATGGCGTATATGGATCATTTGGATTTGCATTTAATCTAATATAACCAGTTCCAACCGTTCCAGTTGAAACTAAAACTTGTCCTGGCTCAAAATCTTGTGCAATAGATGCTGCGTTCCCAAGAGATCCCGTATCATTTGTTCCAGGCAATGATCCACTATATCCCCTTTGTACATAAAGTTTTCCAGCAAAATTAGTATCACTTGATGGATTGTCTCTCGAAGAACTTTCTACCAACATATATTCAGTAGCAAATCCTGTATTGTGTATTTTCTTCGCTGAAACTATTTCATTAGCTACAAATCCACCAACATTCTCAACACTCATTGTAGCTTCAGACGCAGATACAGTTCCCGATCCTGTTATAGCGGTTGAATTAGCAATATATAACTGCCCACCAACTGCATTTACTGTTTCTTTCTCAAATACCGCAGTAGATAATGTACCACGAATTTTAACATTTTCAAATTCAGCTGAACCATTATTAGCGGAATCAATTCTCCACCCCTTGACCCCACTGGCGAAATTAGCCGTCTCTAATACTCCACTTGAACGAATATATAAATTAGTAGAATATATTTTTGAATTATCAATATTCCAACCACCAATCGTCCCAGATTCAGCTTTTAGTACACCTGCGGTAGTTACACTAAATGGTGCATCTGCAAATGTAGCATCACCTAACTGAATACCTTCATCGGCGTCTGCTATAAAGATAGTATCATCAGTTCCAAGTGAAATAGATTTACCACTAGCATCTAATGTAAAATTAGTTGCTGTAAGAGTGTTCCCTGATATTGTAAATCCAGCAATCTTACCGCCAGTAAACAATACTTGTGAACCTGTTATGTCGCCACTCTGTTTTACATTAAATTTACTTGATGATATAAAATATTCATTGTCTTGTGCAGATGCTGATATTGACCAGTTTGAACCATATGATAATTTATCATCTGTTATTGTTGCTCCAGCAATTTTACCACCGGTGAATAATACTTGTGAACCACTAACATCTCCATCTGGTCTAACTTGAAAATTAGATGAAGATATAAAGTAAGTTGCTGAACTATTACCGTCTAAATAAAAACTTGTTCCTTGTTTTAGCTGTGTTCCGTCAATAGTGAATCCAGCAATTTTACCACCAGTAAACAATACTTGTGAACCTGTTATGTCGCCGTTTTCTTTTACATTAAAATTAGAAGTACTAATAAACATATACTTTGGATCGTCAATTCCACCAACTTCTGGGCTACCACTTATGAATATATTATCACTATAAAATGAATGACTATCCGTTGTAAATCCACCTATTAACCCAGCACTCGCAGTAATAGATCCTTCAAAAGTTGCTCCACTAGCAATCAATATGCCATCTTTATCCACCATAAAATTTGGACCCATCTTAATATAATAGTTATCTGGACTTTCAACGGTTGGAGTAAAATCTATATAATATTCATCTCTTAATTGATCAAATGGTGCACTAGTATCGCTGCCGGGTCCCTGATCTGTTTTATAGATTGTAGAATTTGTAGCATCCAAAGTAATATTGCTACCACTTATCTTTCCATCTATAATTCTAAAATTACCAATGTGACCACTTGAGGCACTAACTTCCCCACTCATCGTAACGTTGCCAGAAGCCCCTACACTAAAATTGGATGATGAAATTTGTAAATTACCGTTTGACCCACTAATAAAATTAGCGGGATTATTGGACTTACCAAAAAAGAATGTAGATGTTTTTACATCAAATAAAGAAGGATTCGTTCTAAACTTAAAATAACTTTCATCATCACCAGTTACTCCATCGTGTATCTCTAAACCAGCTCCGGTATAATTATCTGGAGCATCTGGTAATACTGATCCACTCCATATCATAAATCCACCTTTACCACTTAACGACGCACTTTGAAATCCTATATATCCAACTGATCGCATAAATGCTGAATTAGCACCCGCCATTTCTATTCCCGAATCTTGTATATTCCCCATAAATAGAGAACCTGAAAGTAAATTATCACTTCCTTCAATAACTAAAGCAGACCCAGATATAGCAATATTATCAAGAAATGTTATCGTTTCAGCAGTATTTCCATTTATATCTAAATACTCTATCAAAAAATCCCAATTATCTGGTCTCAATGTATTTGGTGGAATTGGGATTCGTACCTTCATTTCATCTGGCGAAAATCCCGTATCAGATGCAGCCCTTAATGATATATCTCTAATTACCCACTCTCCAGAGTGTATTCTTAATTGCAAAACCGTATCAGTATTTTTTATTTTATTTAATTTAAACTTTGGTGTAAATGTATGGCTAATATAACCAAAATCTATCCACTCATCATCTGAAACGTCATCTAATATTTCCAACCCAACTTTTTGATTAAATTCATTTGTAAGTGTATGACCAAAAGAAGCAGAATGTTGAATTTGTAAATCAACATCTCTTGCTAAATTAGATCCAGATAGGTGAAAAAACATTTTTGCTTTTTTATATGCATTTCCACTTATATCTGTTTTTTCTGTTTTTCTAGCTCTCGCCTTAAAACTTAAAGTATAAACCACGTCCTTTCTAACAGTAAAAGAATATGAATTATCAAGTTCAGCCCTCCCAACCTGATTGTAAGTAGAATAAGACCCTGACAAGAATACACTATCTGCCAAAGACATAGTATAATATGGTGTAAGAGTATTCGTAGTATTATCTCCACCATATGCATTCCAATATTTATCTATATGAGTTTGATCTATAAAATATCCACTTCGTAAAACACCGGATGGCGAATTAGTATCTACTAATAATTCTGGAGATTCAACTACTGTATTTAATAGTACAGGAAAATCACCCTGAGAACTATCACTTGCACCATAAACCTTTAATCTATAAACATCTCCACTAAAAGTTCTCATATTTTCAATAGTTAAATCAATAAACGAATCAAATCTATAACTACTTGTGGAAGGTACTGACCAATCCACATATGAAGCTGTAAAATTAGCATATATTGGTGATTGTCCACTTATAGAACCTATATTACTATAAATTCTTTGTTTATCATCATCCCCTCCAAATCTAGTACTATCAAATTCCAAAGAATATGGCTTATTAACAATTAACTGCCTATCACTTATAACTTCTTCAACGGTAGCCACAAAAGTAGGAAATGTAAATGCTGCCTGAAACGCAGAATCAGGTAATGTCGGATCGCCGTTGCTTATTTCTCTCTTTTCATTTATTGGTAAATCAATATTATTAACTGTAATATCTCCTCCTACCATTTTGGATACAAAATTATTTGCTTCATTAGTATATAAAACCATTTGCGGAACTTCTGGAGATCCTAATTCCTTTTTAATTCCCCTTTTTTCTAATTCGCTTCTAGACGCATATTCTCCAGTTTTATATTTCCACAAATTAGCTTGTTTTTGTATGTCTCCAGATGAAGTAGAAGATTTTCCACCTTCTGATGTATTTGTTTGTGTATTCGTTTCAGATCCAGATTGATAAGATTGATTTGAAAGTTCTGCATTTACTATTCCATATAGTTTACTACCAGATATAAATGTGTTTTCTGGGGCATCCATTTTTTTCTGGGCCTTTACTATCTCTGTCGCGGCTATCTTAGGTTTTTTATAAAATAAAATTGGTTGAGTATTTATTGTAACAGAAGAATCCAAATTTATTGTTTTTCTATATTTTACATTATACGTTCCAATAAATTCTTGTGGTATATCAAATGGAACTTTTTCATCATCTAATTCAGCTAATATAACAATTTCAGCTTCACCGGGTATATTATATGGGGGCGGATAAACTTCTACAGTAACATATCTATAAGGTAATTTCGGTGATGATTCTTGACCATATCTTACTGGTTCAACCCAAACTGTATTTCCAGATTTATCTAATATTTCAATTTTTAATGGAACATTAACTTTAAGAAACTCAGAACCAAACAGTTTAAATGCAGATCTTCCCTGTACAAAAGTATCAGGAATATCTTGTACTCTTATATATTCATTTTCAGTATCTTCAAGGAATACATCAACTTTTTTTAGATTTTGTTTTATTCTTTCTTTAGGAAGAAATCCCATGTATATTATATCTCCATCATATACCTATAAATATTAAGATCAAAAATATATTAAATATTTTCATAATAAATTATGATTTTTTTATGAAATCAATAATTATTATAAAGTTAGGAATTTATTATGAAAGAAAAATTAGTAGATATAAAAATAAGAAGAGAATATAGAGATATGCTCAAAGAATATTGTAAGCACAATGGATATAAAATGTATGTAGTAGTAGAAAAACTTATAAAAGAAAAATGTACAAAAAGAATTTTATATTCTAATCAAAATTAATATTACTAAAACTATTTTCCTTTTTTATTTCTAAAAGCGTATCTACCGCATCTCTCATTTGATCAATATGTGATACAATCAATGTAAACTGAAATTGTGATTTTAAATATTGAAATAAGCTATAAACAGAATTAAGATTATCTGAATCCATACTCCCGAAACCTTCATCAACCGCAAGAAAATTACTTCGTGGTAAGTTAGAAACATTTATTAAACCAACACGAATAGCAAGCGATGAAATAAATCGTTCCATACCAGATGATAATTCAAGAGGCCAAATATTATCTTCATCATACACAATATAATTATTTATATTTTTTCCATCCATTTCAAACAACATTTGAAAATCAACTAACTGAGCAAGTATATTATTTACTTCGCCTTCAATTGTAGGTAATGCTTTAGTTATTAATTCATATGGAACACCATCACGTTTAACAGCATCTAAATAATATTCATAAGCTTTATATTTATTTTCTAATTTTTCAACCTTTTTAATATTATTTAAAATAGACCGCCTTTTAGTATCTAACACTTTAATTTCACTAAAAACATTATTTATATTATCATTTAATAATTCATAATCATTAACAATAATATCTAATTTAACTTCTACACCGCCTATTTCTGATTCTATTTGTTGATTATAAATAATATCTTTTTCCTGCTCATAATATTTAACAATTTTTTCTTCTACCGAACTTATTTGATGTAATATATTTTTTCTCTTTTCTACTGATAATACCTTCTTGCTATCCAATTCATTTTTAAGTGAAAATATTTTTTGCAATTTATTTATATTGTCGTCCAAGTCCGCTTTCCGTTCTCTAACATGATATAAATGATTTATTTGATGTTCTATAGTATCTAATCTATTTAGATAAATTTTAACGTCATCTTTATCTACTTCTAATTTCTTTTTAGTTTCAATAGCATCTAATGTAAACGGATTTTTCATACAATAATCACAATCTTTATCATATTCCAAATCACCAAGTTTTTCAATTTTATCTAATTTAGATTTTACTTCTATTTTCATTTTATCCAAGTCAATTTCAATTTCCTTTTTTTGTAACTCTAAATTTTCTAATTCAACAAATTTGCCTTCAGTATTTTGAGATTTATGATCTTGTATTTTTATGTGTAATTCTTCATTTAATATATTTGTTTTTTCTAATCTTGAACTCAATTCTCCCAATTCATTATCAAGATCACTTAATATCTGTATTAATTTATTTTTATTTTCTTTTAAATTATCTATATCTTCAACTGACTTATCAGTAGGTTTCAACTTTTTAGATAATAATATAATATTATTTTCTAATGTCTTTTTCTCAGTTTGTAATCCAGATTTTTCAACTAATAATTTATCATATGTTTCTTTAAATTGTTTTTTATTATTTTTAATATCTACTAATTCTACGTCCCAATCATTTTGTTTAAAATTTTTCAATACCGCAGATACATCTTTAATTTCATCAGAAGCACTTATCCACAATTTATCAAATATCTCCAATCCCATAAATTGAGCAAGCAATGTTTTTTTCTCTTTTTGAGTTTTTTCTATAAAAACTGAATTATTTATTTGAGAAGATAATGTAGTTAAAATAAAATCATCATATGTTCCTATAACTTTTCTAATATTAGTATTTGTAGTTCTCCTTTGATCCCCATTCATAGATACTTTATCTCCTGTATCATCAAATGTATAAAAATCTACATCAACCTTTACATGACCATTTCTTTGTTTTTTAGCAACACGTTCAACAAAATAATCTATCCCATCGATCTCAAAATTCGCTTTACAAAAAAAATCTTTCTTTTTATTATTCAATACATTATCAGCTTTAAAAGCTCTACTACAAGTATCAAATAAGCAAAAAGAAAGTGCATCTAATAAGCTACTTTTACCTGATGTATTTGGAGCAAATAACCCCACTATACCATTTAATTTAGTAAAATTAACAATATTATCTTCGCCATAACTAAACATATTAGAAAACTCAAAATGTTTAAGTTTCCAGCTAACATTTCTATATATTTCTTCTTCTGGAAGATTTTGATTTAATGTTTCATTTATTTTTTTAATTTCAAGTAAAGTTTTATCATCTATTATATGATTAGCATTTAAATACTCCTCTATTAATTTATACTGAATATCGGTATTGCTTATATCACTAATTTGAATTGTTTTATTTCTTTTTCTATCAGTATTATAAAGTGCATCTATTCTAGTAACTGACATTTCTTCAATACCATATTTTTCATGAATTAATGTAAGTGCTTTCTTTAATTCGGTAGCAGAAGTATTAGAAACACGAACTCGCAATCTAGCCTTTTTAGGCATATTATCTATTTGTGGTACTTTTCCCTTATCTATATCAACTGTTACATAACCATAATCATTTTTTAATTCTATATGTTCAAAGGATCTATTTGGTACATCCCATAATGATATACCATGACCATATAACTGCTCCCCATGATTTTGCATTACAAGACTTCCACAATATCTTACTATGGGCTTCTTTTTCTTTTTATTATATTCTTGTAAAGTTTGCATTTTATGAATGTCGCCCAGTAGTGCCATATCGAACTCATCCATCATTTTAATTTTAACATCTGACGGTAATCTAAACCCTAAATCAGTTTCAGATGCATCAACTGTTCCATGAAATAATAATATTTTAGTATCACCATCTACATCTTTAGCTTTAATATAATCTTTTTTATCGTCCCACACATCCCATACTACAAATTTAGTATCTGCACATTTATACACTCCTGTATTTTTAAGATAGTGTAAATTAGCGTGGTTAAGATTTTCTACTATCGGAGTAAGAACATCCATTCTTGACCTATTATTAAGATTGCAATCATGATTTCCGGCAATAATAATTGTGGGTACAATATCTGCAAGATTCTTAAACAATCGCGATAATTGATCAACTAATTCAGGAGACATATCAGTTTTAGAGTGTGCTATATCACCACCAATATATACTACTGAATTTTCTGAATGTTCTTTTACCTTTTCATATAACCGATCGAACACCAATTCGTATTCGTGATGGCGCTTTAAATTACGAATTTGAATATCTGATATGTGAAGTATTTTTTTTAATTTACGAAAAGGAACTTTTACAACATTTGGTTCTATCAATCAAAATCCTTAATATGTTTTTTAACATCATTTATAAATTCATCTGGCACTACTATATCCCAAGCTATTGGATTAGATAAATCACCTTTATAATATTTAGTACAACTATCTATTTGATTCATAAAGTTAAATGTTTGACATATACTTTCAAAAAGTTCTATATTTGTAATATGAACTTTCCAGTCATTATCATTAAACTTCCATATATCTTTTTGTTTTGCCATTTAATTTCAATTGTATTAAATCTGAAAATGTAGTTTTACCTGCTTCATTTATTAAATATAACAAATTCTCAAAACCAATCTCATTTGGATCTTTTTTTTCAAATTTCATCAAATAAATCTCAATTCCATTATCTATAAAATATTTAGCAATTTCAATAGAATCACTTAATGCATCATTATCTAATGCTAAATAAATCCTCTTTACTCTCTTTTCAATAATTTTCTTTTTTAAATTACTCATTACCGTTTTACCAAATAAAGGAATCGCATTTCTTCTAAATGTAATAGCATCCATCACACCCTCAGTTAATATTATTGGCTCATCCCAATTGATAAACAATTCAAATCCAATAACATTCTTTGACGTTGGTGAATTTCTATACTTCATTTTACTATTATAAAAATCTCTGCCAATAAAAAAGTTTAGTTGGCCATTTTCATCATATGATGGTACAATAATACGATTAGAATACAACCCGCTATCACAATAACCAATATTATATTTTAATATATCCGCATCAGTTATTCCTCTCTTATATAAATAATTTAATGCATGATTTTTAACAATACTATCATTCCCATTCCAAAGTGATTTAAATTCTTTTGGTAATTCTACTTTTAAAGCTTGTGTATTCCCCTTATCAATTTTATTATACGATATATCAGCATCTACCAGTTCTCTAAGCTCATTAAATTGTGCTTTAGTAGCATTTACCTTTTTAAATAACTGAAATAAAGTGTGCCCACCTATATTACTTACCCAATCATGCCACTTTCCAGTACTAATATTGACCTGGAGCTTCGGCTTATGATGTGAAATAAATGGAGACCAATACATATACTCATTGGATTTTTTTAACTTTTTTCCCGTTGAGTTTAAAACCCTATTTAATAAATTTACAATTTTATTTTGATTTTTCACGTATTAACTCTATAAACTTATCTAATTCTATGACTGCATATGTTTTACTTCTATTACGCTTAAATATAAGAGTTGGCGTCATATCATCAGTACAATTTTCTGCTGCCTGTTCTAAAGCGCTCCAAATTGAAATCTGCTCTTGATTTTTACACTCAATTGCATACGGAATAAGAGATTTAGCTTTAGGTGAATATTTGATATCCATCCCTGACTCTCCCATCATAACGCTACGAATATCATCTTCTTCTAACTCATCCTTAAATGCTTCCAATAACAAGTCTCTCACCTTATTTTGAAGTCGTTTTCCCTTGTTTTTAGCACTTCGAGTAAGCATATATCTTAATTTCCTATTACTAAAAAAATATAACTATTTATAACTATCAATTTTATAACTCAAATAAACTTATTTTTTATTCCATTTAGATAATTGGGATTTAGCCCATCGTTCAGCAGCTTCTTCAAACCTATTATCATCATGGAAATCCTTTCCTTGATTAGCAGCCACATCACCAGCCTGTTGATACTCCTTTTCATACTTTTTAGCACCCATTTTCTTTCTTTGTAATGCATGGTGTATTTCATGTAATACTGTCATTAAAAAATCTTTTATAGTAGAATAACTTGGTCTTAAATTAATTATATCATTAATCCAATCATAATCAGCTTTTGTTTTTCCTGATTTAATTTTAACTTTAGATTTTAATTTATATGATTTTATAATCTGTTTTGCAGTATCTTCATAATCAATGCGCTCAAATAATAAATCTTTTAATTTAATAATTTCAGAAATATTCTTATCATCTACATCACTTTGATTTATTGGATTATCGGTCTTTTTTATTGTATCGGGCGGTAAATCCTCCAATCCAACAATGGTATATCCTGTTGTGTTTTTTATTGATTTTTGTAGTTTTCTCATATATGTATCCCAAAGCTCAGATGGAAGAAAGCCTGTATATCCTTTTGTTCCTCGGGCATTATCCGCATTGCTAATTTCACCTAATATATTTTTTAGTTTAATCATTTTATTATCTAGATCTATAAATAAATGGTTTATTGTTACTTTCAGATTGCTTGCTTAGCCACCTTTTATGTTGCTTTGCAGTTCTACCCTCAATAGACCATTTTTTATTTAATAATCTTCTTTTTCGTTTTCTATCTTTAGCTGATTTATTGGGCATGATTAATATATCTCTCTTATTTCTTTACGAATAATTTCTCTAATCTTTTTTCTCAACACTATTTCAGACAATTCATCTTTTACCATATTTAACTCTTTTGGTGATACTCTAACTTTTTTCTTTCCGATTTCACTCGGTTCATCTACGTGAAATGTTTTCATTTTACTTTCCAACCCTTTCTTTTTAACTCACGATGTAAACCTACCATCCAACCTTGTAATGTAGCTTTAGTATCACTATTAATATCTATCATACTTAATATTTTAAAAAGTTGAGTATTTACTCTGGATAACTGTTGTTCTAAAAATTTTGAATCTTTATCTTCATTTAATAATTCTTTTAATTTAATCATATTCCCAACTCCTTTTTCCAAAACAATCCATATAAGGACAAAGCATTTACTCTGACTATTGCATTCATAGTATTACCCACATGAAATACTTCTTTTTCATTTCTTTTTAATCCAACTTCTTTCCCTATTTTACTCAACCACTTGTAATTTCCAACAAAACTATTATCTATTTTAGCAATAATAATTGATTCTGGATAATCAGGTTTAGCATTATATTTAGCAAACTTTTGAGCTAAATCAAAATTATATGTAAATGATTGTACTGGTCGTCTTGACTTATACTTCATTTTTAGAAACAACCATGCGTCATCTCGTTTAACTATTTTTAGTTTTTTTAAATCTTTTTTAGATATAGCCGTTCCCCTATACACTTCGCCACTAATCGGTTTTAATTCTTTTGGGTATTTAGGTTTTTTTGAATACAAAGATTTAATAGTAGAATCTATTTTAGTGGTTCTTTCACCACCTGCCTTCATATACTTTTTAAGCATTTCTATTTCAGAATCTAAATTTTCTACTATTAGAGATTTTAATTTAATCATCACATATCTCTTTACTCGCGTAATCACTCAATACATCTGGTAAGAACGCGTGAATAAATAGTGCACCACTTATTCTTATAGCTCTCCACCAATGTTCAAAATATCCAGAATCTGTTTCTTTTAAATGTTTTAACATAATTTATCTTGGTGGTTTTGAATCCCACGGCCCCCAATGTTGATTTCTTACCATAGCCAATCCTGTTTGTTCTGGTGTATATTTATAAATCTTATATCCTTTAACTGGAAAGTTGCCTAATGCATAATATAATTTTTTTGGAAAATTTATATCTTGTCCATTACTTTGGTCAATACACCTACTACCATGTTCTACCCAGGCGTGTCCAAATGGTTTTCCATCTGATTGTAATATTCCTACACCATGACAAAGTTTCCACTTCTTTTCATCAGGAGCAGACATTTTCTGCATTACAATTCTACCATTTGCTTCATAACAATCACCTTTTGGCATTAGAATACATCTCCTGCCATTGCATCTGATATTGCCTTTTTAATTTCTTTATTATTAACATCCACAACACCATCCATATCTGCCTTCCAAACTTCTTTCTTTTTTCCATTATGGAATAACGCAATTGATGGATAATTTCGTATTCTAAGTTTCTTAACTACTTTTTTAACTTCTGAATGGTCAACTATATAAATAACACATCCTTCAAATCCCTTTACACCATCAAATAATTTATTATCAAGTTTTTTCATTTGATATGGAGCTGTAAATTTAATAAGAACAAATCCCTTTGCCACTTTTTTCTTAAAGTTATCATCATTGATAATCTCTACCTTTGGTTTTCTGTCTTGACCATTTACAACATTTCCACATAATATAAATGCCAATCCCATAATACATAGTAATTTAAAACTCAACTTAATTAATTTTGACCTATTCATAACTATTTATCCCTCTTTCTTCGTTCAAGTGATTTAATGTCGTTTTGTAATTCCTTAATAAGTTCTTCAAGTTCTTCTATTCTTCCGTAAGCATCATCCATTTCATCTTGTAAACCTTCGACATTATCTTTATATTGTTCGTAAGACCTTGGCCAATTATAACCCTCTGGTCTTGATGGATATTCTTCTTGATATAAACTTTCCAAATTTGGAAGTTCTTTTGCTTCTTGTATTTCACCCATCATCATATAATAGAAACCAACAAGTGTTGCAATACCAACTGCTGCACTAATCATAGTTTTAACATCTAATGCAAACTTTGTTTTCATTACCGCATCTTCACTCAAATCTATTGGTTCGTTTTTCTTAGTTGGAGCTGGTGTAACTGAAGCTGGTGTAGTTACTTTTGGTTTTGTTTTCTGTTTAAGAATTTGTTGTTGTAATACAAAATCCCTTTTTCCTTTTTCTACTACTTCCTGTGCTTTAGATGCCTGTTGCATCATAACATCAGTAATATCATCTACAGTTATATATCCCAATTCAACTAAAATTTCACCCAACTTTCTATCATCACCTGCTTGTTGCATAGCAATAGCTTTATTAAGTTGTCTTTTAGTTAAAACATCTCCATGTAATAACAATTCACCTAACTTTTTTCCGTTCATTATTATTTCTCTTTAAATCGTACCTCGAACACATCGTGATCATCAGTACCTTTATATTCTAATTGAGATATGTCTGCCTCACCACCAAAGTGTTGAGCCACTCCCTTTAACATACCAACTGCTAATGGAGCCAAACCATCTCTCTGTGATACATAATGTATCTTAAAATGATCTTCTCCCAATTCTTCTATACTGAATGCAGGTGGAACTAAACTTGGTAACATTTTTGTAATTCGTACATGCATCTCATCTAATCCTGCCACAAAACTTTTAAAGTCATTACCAAACGCGTTGAAATATTCTCCGTATCCTTTTGGTGCAACATCTGTTGCCCAATAAACACCGAACATTTCTAATACATCTCCTGCTGGAATTCCTAATGTTTCTGAAACTGCTCCAACTAATGAGAATGTTATCCCATCATCATAAGCATCTAAATCCTCATATACATCTTCGCCTATTCCAGAAGTTTCAAGTACTTGATTCCAAACCTCTTCTCCTGCTTCTCGTATAACTAAGGTTCTAATTGCCTTATTTATCATACCATACATTGTATTTCCCTAATTAACAATTACAATTTTTACAATTGCAATTTTCACATTTACAATTCGGATTTTCACATGCTTTTAACATTGTTTTCTCCTAATTAAAATCCAACAAACTGATAATTCAAACCTACTTTTAATTCATATGAGGGTCTATTCCAATAATTCAAATATTTACCTTCTGTATAAAATCCCAAATTATTTTGTAACTTAAATCCTATAATAGCTCCTAAATCATAATCAATCCATTGGCCAAATCCCCTGTCCTCAAATTTGAAATCTTGTAGTTCTTTATCTTCTCCTTCATACTCTTGGAAACGAATGGCATTATGGTATGACCATTTATTCAATCCATAATGATATGGAAATATACTTGCCCAAATATGATACCATTGATCTTCAGTATATTTATAATAATCCACCCCAAGAGATAATGAAACTTCCATTTGATTACCTAATGCTTTTGTTTGTTCTTCAAACCAATCTTCCAATAATCTTGGGAAATGATATTTATAAAATTCTCTGTCTGTCATCGCCATTAAATTACCATCAGCATCAAACCATCTCCAATCATATCCAACATATCCAACAGATTCACCAGTTCCATTATCATATATACCCAAAACTATTCCATCTGGACTACCATCTCCGTCATAATCAATACTATATGACCTATCATCTACACCAAATTCCTCTTCTGCGAAATCCCACCAAGAACCAGTATACCAAGACGAATCAATTACAGTTGGTGTAAATCCATAAACTGGATGATTACGAGTTCCAATACCTATAGAAAAGTTTAAACTTGCATCTTCAAGTTCAATTTCTTTTCTAAATCGAAAATCACTTTGAGAATATGTAATATCTTCCATCTCAAAGTCGGCATATTTTACTTTAGCAATAAACCAATCACCAAGATATCTTAAAAAATATTCTTGTGATACAAACTTTTCATCCCATCTACGATTAGTGGAATACTTTAATAAATACTCCCAACCTCTCACTCTACCGGTTGTTGCTGCTTCATTAAAACTTGTTTCATCACCTTTATACCAATCACCCCCAACGCCAGCATTTTTCACGCCCCGTTTAGGTTCGTATTGAAATCTACCAATCTTACGAAGTCCAAAACCTAAATCAAAATCTGGTTCAAGTTCTCGTTCATCTTTTACTACAATTACTTCACCATTTAAAAAATTCTCTAATCCTGTTTCCGGATCTATTAATTGTAATCTGTATCTATCATCTTCAAATTTAGGTGAAGATAAATTAAATCCCGCATAAGCAGTAGAATACTTAAAAAAGTTAGAAAAGGCGCCTCCTAATCCTTGACCAAACAAATATGTATTACATAATATTATTAATAATAGCTTTTTAATCATTACATCTCTCCAATATACTATTTATAATAAATATCAATTTGTATCAAATCTAACTACAAATGTCATTGCTAATTCTTTATCATTTCTAATTGGTTTTGCTGTTTTTCCAATTGCTAACAATTCATTCTTATCATTATAAAGTCCAATAGTCGTAACATAAGTAGCAAAATCAGAATGAGATGCTTCTCCTATTAATTTGTCTCCTATTTCAAATTCAGTTTTATAAGAACTAGTTGCGTATCCAACTAAATCATATGGAAATTCATCAAAAACAGTTCCATAATCTAATGAAGATGTCCACGCATGTGACCCCATTACCACACTTCCACTTTGACCAACTTTTAAACTTCTATTATTAGTGTGTTGAAATTCATTTTCTCCAACCTTACAAACATATTCTCTTTCGTAAATCGTTTGTGTTGAATCAAACTTTACAGTAAATCCATTTGATCCCTCAAGAGTTCCTACCGCCGAATATGATCCTGTATCTGTAATTACTACTATTCCATCACCATAAAATACATTACCAACTACACTACCACTATTATTAGTATCTGGAGACCGTCTGGCATAACTTGAACTATATTCCACATCATATAAATTTCCTCTACCATCGTCTTGTAAAATAAAAGTAATATCTGTACTATTATCTGTAATCCTAACTGAATTTGGATTTATCATTTCACCATAATATTTTTGCGGTATTCCTATTACTGTAGCAGTATCATGTAATTGTCTAGTATATGGTCTTCTAAGAGTATATTTCATCGTTGGATTTGTTTCAAACGGGTGTGTATATTCATATGATAAAATTGCATCTGATGAAGTTGGTACTCCCCTAATTAAATCTATATAACCATTCATTTGATTAATATCTCTATAATACAAAGAATTTATAGAATGATATGTCGGAACTTTATAAAAGATACTTGATGATATTGTTTTTGAATCGGCATCAGTAGTATTAAAATTATATAAATTAGCGGCGGTTGATTTTATAATTGGAACTGCATATAACCCGCTACCACTATCTGATTCGGATAGCGTAAATGTTTTATGCGTTTTAAAAGAAGAAATTAAAATATCTCCTGATTCAAAGTTTTTAAATCCCGGAACACCATAACTAAGTTTATAACCAGTATCTCCTATATTTCTTAAATCTGGTTCTATTTCAACCTGACCACTTTCGCCGGTATTTGTTCCTATTGTTAAACCACTAGTCATTTATTCTCTCTAAAATTATATTTACGTTTCACAACTAAAAACTCCCCTATATTATATCATCAATTATAAATATAAAGGAGTTTTGTTCTTATTATTTGACCTTTATTAATATATCAAAAATCGAGTTTAACTTTTATAAGTGCCTCTCTGGACCTAGATTTAATAATTGGTTTGCTCAACTTTGCCACTGCTAACAATTCATTATCACTATTATACATACCAACAGTAGTAATATATACTTTTGGATCACTTCTAAGTCCAGAAATTATTTGCTTTCTACCATCTACAGATTGTGTATAATATGTTTCATTAGTAGTAGAATTAAAATCTCCAGCAGCAGCCCTAATAAAATAATGATTTGAAGTTATTTGTTCTTGTCTTTTAGCTTGAAAATATTGTCCATCTACAACAGCATCAAAAAATAATCTATTATTTCTATCATCACTATTAGACCCACTTGCAGTAATTAAACTTAATGGTGTTCCAGACAATCTATAGGGATTTAATACAATTACCCCAAGTTTTGCATAAAACGTTCCATAAGATCCCATAGTGGAATCTTCACTCCCTGCAGCCGTATTAATTGTTGTTCCACCTACGAGTGTTCCACTAACAACATTATATTCAGGTAAAAATTGTCGTCTTTCCGTATTGCCGCCTTTATTAGTTGAATAATCATCAATTAATTTAATGGTGTTATTGCCATTTTTAAGATGTAATTCCCATCCGCCCGGTTCAATCTGTTCCCGCATTCTTGCTCTATTAATCGCAAGTACATATACTTGCTCAGATTCGGATCTACCTTGAAATTTAAAAGCTGTTGTTTGTGCTGGATTTATTAAATTATTAAATTGTCCAAATATTGCAGCTGTAGTTCTGTCTCCTGTAGCTCCGACAGTACCTAAAGAACCACTTCCTCCTCTATGACCATAAGCAACCCCAAATTGTACAGACGCCGATGCATTATTTGCGGGATCATATCTATACACATCTATACTATAATCTCCTGTGTTTGTATATTGTGTAGAAGATGAATAAAATGTAGTTATTGATGACGCGCCATCTTGAAATAACCCAGCCGTTACAGTTCCTACATCTGTAATAACATCGGTTGTTTGATTTAAATCTCTAAAAAAAGCCATATTCTATCCCCCTAAAGTTAGCTCTTCTCCCTTATCTGGACTATTATCTGATGCGGGATCTGCTTTAACGTGTACTGAAACTACTGAAGTCATTCCAGAAGTTAATCCTGATATTGTAACAATGGTAGATGCTGAATCGCTTATGGATTGTGCAATAAATTGTGCGCTAGTTACATTAAAAAGTGTTTTCTTTGGACCCTGATTTTTAAATCTAATTACATTTGTATTTTCAATAGTATATTGATATGTTGGATCTAAATCAGTTCGTGGGTTCATAGTTATTTCAGTTCCTGGTAAAAGATTAGTATAACTTGTAGGTGATATAGTTAATTTATTTCCTGATAACGACATATTAGTAAGATAACTTCTAAAAGCTGTTCTATTTGGTGCAGCTTCCAATAAAGATATATTTTCTATAGCCGTACCATATGAATCTGTCCCATCTGGGTGAGTTACATCATACAAAGTATAATCAACTTCCTCATCACTTAAAGCAAACTTTGTAACACTAAAATTTCCACCACTTGATAATATTTGCCGCCCACGCTTAGTTAAAATAGCATCTACAGTAACACTTGAACTATCTAAAAATCCCATTTTATTTTCTCCAAAGATTATTAAACAAATTTATATATAACTTCTCTGAATATAAATATATATAAAACAATTTTTTCATTATTTTATATCCTTAAAAAATTTTAAAATTTAATTTTAAAATTTAAAAATGAAGAAAAGTCTAAAGCCTTCCAGTCAAAAAGCGGTGATTCACTAGCATCCTTGACGGATATTTCATCAGTTAATACTTCCACTTTAATATCAGCAGATAATCCCGAATCTAATCCAGTTATTATTATATTAGCACCAGTTCCTGGATTTATAGATTCTGCTCTTAAATGTGCAATATTTCCGCTAAATACTTTTTTATCTAATGAAAATCTTCTGATCTCATAATTAAGATTAGTATTAAAGTTTGTATTTTTTAGTGGTCTATCTACAACATAATAAGTTGTAAGAGAATTTCCCCCCATCGAAGATTCTATAGCAGTAATAGTATAATCTCCATCATTCGCAGAATCTCCACTATCAGTTACTCTAATTATATCTCCTATATTGACTGTTTTAAAATTTACACTTTTTAATATAAAAGATTGGTTTGGTTCTGAAGCTCCTGCGGTTACATACTCTCCATCTTTATTACTTGCAATTATATCCGGTTCATAAAATTTTATTACATTTGTATTTTCAATTTTAAATAAATATTCTTCTTTTGTCAACCCTATAGTTTTTGGTTGAATTGTTATTTCATCCCCGGCGTTAAGAGTATAACTTAATGGTTCTACTTCTATATCTAATTTTGTAGGTTCTACAATTGGTGGTTGAGAATTTAAAAATGTTTTCAACTCTTCCCTTGATATAAGTGCCTCTAATATATTCATATTTTCAATTACTGTTCCATAAAATTCTGGTCCATCTGGATGTTTTGAATCCCATAGTGTATAATCAACTTCTTCATCACTTAAAGCATATTTAACTATCTTAGCATTCCCACCACTTAAAAAAAGCTCTTTTCCGCGTTTAGTTAAAATACTATCAACAACAATTGTAGAATTATCTATAAATCCCATTTTTATTTCCTAATATAAAATTTCTCGTTCATAAATATATTACATTTCTATAATTTATCATCTGTAACAATCAAATTTGCAAGTGTTGAATCTGTAGGTATCGCAACTGTAGTAGACATTAATCTTATCTGAATTGGGTGATTCCCATCTATAGTAGTATCCTTTGAATTTTTAACACCATTATAAAAAGTATTATTAAATGACGTAACGAATTGATACTCCGGATCTAAATCGGTTCCGTGTAAAGATTTAGAACTATATAAATGTTCAAAGTTATCAAGACTCTTTTTTAAACTCCTATCAAAATCTGCAGAACTTGTATAAAAGAATTTATATTTTTTATTAAATACAGATTGTCTATTATTTAATATCATAGCTCCAGTTGCTTCTGAAAATACTCTATCTGGTCCTCCAACTTTAACTGATCCACTAACATATAAATTTATATCATCGTAATTATCATTACTAGTGAAATTATACAACGAAGGTAATCTAAATCTTTTTTCCGTAGATACTGTTGCATCATAATTTGGATAATCCGTTTCTATTTGTAATATAGAACGTGTTGCTTCACTTGAAGCATCAAAATTTGTTACATTAATAGTTTTATCATAATATAAATGAGTAAAAGTTGGATTATTTCTTTGAACAGGAGATTTCTGTCTCTCAAAAATATTTCCTTCAATCAATACTCCCGTATGTGGTTTAGATCTCGCAGGTATAAGTTTTTTCATTTGTTTAAAAACGGATTGATCATAATATTTTATTATATGCATATAATCCCAAAAATTATTTCTACCACTATATTTTTGAAAATATTGATTTGAAATACTTTTCAGTTCTCCATATTCATCAGAAAAAATATCCCTTGGATCTCCCAAATACTGATTAAAATCCAAATTTGCAAAAGATAATATAATATCTTCATTTATAGTATCTGTTGGTGAAAAATATATGCCTACTTTAGGAGAATCTAATGGTGCAAAATCATTTGAGCTAGCATCGTATCTATGATATCTACTTAATCCAGCTCCACTTCCACTCAAAACATTATTCTCTATTCGTATCTTAGTAGCACTTCTTCTATTTGGACCATAATTTGGAACAGACGTTTTTGATCTATCTACAACAGATTCAAATGTATTAAGTCCTCCAAATCCGTTAGCACTTCCAGTTTGTACAGTTGTTTGATTTGAACTCACGTCCCTAATAGAACTACCATCAGATAACGTCGTGTTATCATCAAACGAATACCGTCTTACTAAACTATAATAAGAAGATGATGGGTTATTTCCTATATATGATTTTGGTGCTTCAGTATGCGTATCAAAGTATTGTTCTTCTAATCCTTCTGTCCACAATCTAAATTCCATCATTGATCCACTCAACTTTGATGCACTAAATTCTGATGTGGAGTTTCCTCCAATATAAAGAGTTCCGCTTCCTGTCCACGCAGCATTATATGATTCACTAACAGTATTTGACCCAGTAATACTCAATGTTGTTTTTGATGAATATAATATTCTATCTATTCCAGCATCAAATTTTTTAACATATAAATCATAATTAAATGCATTACTAATATCATCTGATACAGCAGCAACTTTTCTTAAAGAAACCTCATCCCAATAAATTACCGAATCTGGTTTTATGTTCTCAAACCTAACTCCTAAATTTTTAGTATTCGGAAATTTTATTTTTTTAGTTACTTCAACTAATTTCCATTCTTCCTCGTTTAACCCAACATTTAATCCTGTCTTTACTCCGCCATTAACGTTAGAAATATAATCCCTATCTAAATCCCAATTTACTACTTGTTCATTACCATCTAACTCAAACAAACTCAATCTAGCAGCTGAATCTACCATGCTTGAAGAAACCTTTGCATATGCACTAAATGTATAAGTTTCTCCTTCACTTACTGTCGCAAGAGAAGCAGACGCATCAGCTCCAATAGTTCTTGCATTTGGATTTTTATACAATAAAGTGTGTGATATTGTATTTTTAGAAGTGTTTGTATGTTTTAAACTATTCGATCCTACTTTAGATACGTTAGATCCACTTACAATCTCAATCGTTCCATTTGTAGCGCTCGTAGTACTGGTGTCGAATGGTGGATTGAATAAACTGCTTGTCTCAAATGATGAATTTGGAAACAAATTATTTTCTACTTTAGATTTCCGTATCATAGCAGAATAATACTCCCCATCAAATACTGGCATCAATGAAGAACTTACTTCTTTATATCCATCAGATCCAGATAATAAAAATGCAACAGTTCCAAAATTATCTGTAGAATTATTATCTTTTAATTTAACTGCCCAATCAGTATCTTTTTGTACAAGCACCTGATCAGAGCCGGTTACTGCTCTAAATCTAAATTCCACTGTTTCTGGCTTTCTACCACTAGTAGCATCATCCGCCCACGTTGTTTCTATATATTGGGATCCCCTAAATCCTAATGCTTTCGTAAATTTTCTTGTAATTTCAAACGCATCTCTTTGATTAGATTCTTGTAATCCACCATATTCTCTTACTCGTAAAATAGAAGAAGGAATACCATAACAATTTAACAATCCTCGTAACGAACCCAAAGTACCTTTTGATTTTAACAAGTAAGGCATGCTTGCAATAATTCGTTTAGTTATCTCTTTTGATATATCACCTTCAGGCGGAGAACTTAATGATCCAGATGTATAAAGAGAATATGTGTCTCCACTTAATTTTTGTCCAAATCCAACTCTACTTAAATCCAATAAATCTTTTCCATCATTTATATCCCACCCCAAAGATTTAGCCAAATTAAAAACCAAGTCCTTAGAAAACCCCTTGGTTAAATCACTTTGTCTATCAGTTATATCAGATATAGATTTTGCATATGACCACAGTTCATCAAAATGGTGTCCTACCATATCAAATAAATCAAAAAATGGTTTATTATTAACATCTTCTTTTACGTGCAATGGTAATAAATTTACTAATCTATTAGGATTATTCTTATCATAAAGAGAAGCACTATAAAGTTGTCCGGTTTTTGATTCGATAGACCCATACCAATCTATAAATGATTGATTAGAAGAACTTACCGGCTTATAAGGATCGGCATATGTTCCACTTCCAGTTTTGGGCCAGGATGCATCTGGAAACTCTCCTATTGAACTAGTAGTATATGTAGATTTAGTATTATGTAAATACTTTTCATAACTATCAAAATTATTCTTTATGTCTCTAATTTTATTATCATATAAAAGTAAATCTGGTCCAGAATTTGTAACATCTACTAATGAAGAACTCTTTGCAGTATATTCTTCTATTAAACCTATTTTATATTTAAAATTTTCTAATCGTTTTTGTGCAGAAGAAAAATTTACATAGTTTTCATAATTAGAATGATCAATACTTAATTCAACTGATCTATCTTCTACCGATAAATATTTATCTTCAATTTCTTTTTTTAATTTTTTATCTGTTGTTACTAACTTATCATAACTTTGAAATTCAGTAGATCGTTTTGTTATTGGTGATACCGTTTGTTCTGAATCTGGAACTCTTAAAACCAATACATCTTCATCTTCCTGGTCATATGGAATTAGTTCTACCTGTTGAGTTAATTCAGGAAGAATTTCTTTTACAATAAATGCCTTATCTCTTTCTTCTATATCATTCGGTAATGGTTCATATAACTTATATATAATTGAATATGGTAAATTTGGAAATGTTTCAACATCTGTTTTTACATTAGTAGTAAGTAACATTTTATCATCACCAAAATGCAAATAAGTACGCAAATCCCTTTTACTATTAAATGGGAACGAAATTATCCAATCATAAAACGGATCTGATGGTGTTTTGTTGTCAGGATCTCTCCCAAGTTCTGTTGAAGTAGATGAAAGCCTTACATTTGGATTTAATTTTCTTTCAAATGAATCCCAAGATTGATTTATAGTAATTTCATTACCATTTATATTTTCAATTTTTGTAACAAATGGCGATTTAATTTTTCTATCTTGTGATTCTAAAGCTGCAATGCGTTCTTCTTCAGAAAGTGCGGAGTGATCCACTTTCATTTCTACACTAAACTGTCCAATTGTCGTAGTATGTTCTAATGCCATTTTTACTATTTCCTAATTATTCAAATATAGGAGGATCATCAGATCCACCCGTACCAGACTCGGGGTCGTTATTAGAGCCTTCACCACCTTCACCGCCTTCACCGCCTCCACCACCATCACCATGTGTATGATCTCCATCATGAGGATGAGAATGGCTTGTTCCATCTTCATGATCATGTTCTTCTGAAACCTCTCCTAATGTTCCAAATAATTCTACTTCAAATGTATATATACCTTCATTATCAATATTATTAGTATGAAGTTCCTCAGGTTCTATTTTAAATGTAAATCCATCTGTCGGATCTCCACTAATAGGATCAAAAGCTTTTGAAAAACCAGGAACTTTTTTAACAAATAATGTAGCTGTACTAACTTCAAATTCTATTGTTGGACCGTTTGTTGTTATCGGATCGCTTGTATCTACAAATATTTCTATAGCACTAGTAAATCTACCCTCTAAATCATCATTTGATGTAGTACCAGTATTAAATAATCCGCTTATTATATTAATTGGTAAATTCCCAATTTGTCCAGTAGTAGTGGAGAACTCATCAAATACAAATGTATTATTTGATTCATTTAAAGAATTAAATTCAGGTAATTCTATATATAAATTATTATTTGGCATTATAATTTATGTCGCTGTTCTAACACAAGTTGGTAAAACTATGGTACTTGTAACTGTACTTGCTGAATTACTTATTGTTAAAGCAACTCCCAATCTCATATCACTACTCAATAATTTTACCTTAACACTAGACCCATCTATCGAATCTTCAACTCTTGCTTTTAAAGAACCACCAATAACACCGTCTGTCGGAGATGTACTTAAAATCGAAATATCATCATCTAAAGATAATTTATGAGAAGAGTATATACGTCTACCACCTGGGTACTTCCATGTTGAACCTTGCCATCTATCATCTTGGTCCCACCCAAAAAATTCCCAAACATATGTAGTAGGTGTATCAAGTGGCCTTCGCGATACACTTTTAAATGTAATTTCATCTCCCGGATGATACATAGGAACTTTAAATATACTTTCATCTAATTCATGAATATTTTCTAATGTATTTGTAGTCCCGTCCACAATCGTAATACCATTTGTATTTTGTGGAAAACCTTCAAAATCAACTTTTTTAAATCTTTTATATATATTTGTAAAAGTTAAATCAGCACTTGAGGCGTTTACTAAACGTGCAGCAGCACTTGTCTCAGTATCAATAACAAATTGAGCATCAAGTGCTTCAGCATGTGATTCAATTTCTAGTGATGGTTCAGCTGAACCGCCGGGGCCCGTCGCAAAAATAACCTTAGTTACAAATGAATTCTCTAATGTTAATGTTCCGCCTATAAAATTATGTGGCAACGTAACATCATCTGATACAAATTTTAATTTTTTACTAGCTCTTTTTTCATCATCAGTAGCACCCACGAACTCAAGTATTCTATCATCATTAGCTGAATTAGATCTGACTTTCTTTATTATTCGGGATGCATTATAAAAATCACGTAAATATTTATCGTTACTTATATTTTGTGGCATTAATCTTATTTCTTTTCTGGATGGTGAGATTTCATGAACAGGATATTTATTTTCACGTCTTATAATATCAGAAGATCCAGATACTTCAATTAATAATGCTTCTGGAGATCCTGCCGCTTTTCTTAAAAACCGATACTTCACAACAAACCGACCTCTATCATATCCCATCTTTCTTAAAATAGTTCCCGTTTTTAATTTTAATTTTGGTGGTTCATATGATTCAATAACATAATCATTTCTATTTACAATTGAACTCTCTAAAAAATTATCATTAGTATCATATACTAAAATTTCAATATAATCCCGAGCATTTCTTAAAAAAGGACCTCCTAAATAATTATACTTGCGAGCTTCTAAATTTACCCTTTCTCTTGGCTTTACTAATAACTCTAAATCTTCTTTTCTTAATCTACTCATGCGTCCACCGGCTCCCCATCAGGAATTGTATTTAAAACACTAAAATTAATTGATTTTATATTTGTAAAAGCATGTCCACTGCCATAAAAAGTTGCTAAATCAGGAAATATTTTTTTCTGACCATCTTCAATTAACCACTTTCTAAAATCTTCCGCGTCCTTTGTTGTAACTACATCTCCATTAGCAAGACCCCCCGGTAATTCAGCTAAAACTATAAATTCAGATAATTCATTTATACTTCTATCTATAATTTTTTCTAAATTTGGTGTTTGTATATATACAGGATATCTACTACTGGCTACCGTAACACTCCCAGTAAATTCAGTTTGTGCTAACTCTTCTGTTTTATATGGATTAACTTTGCCCTTATATGTATCTTCATTATGAATATCTATTGGAATACTTTCTATACCCAATCCAAATCCCAATTCTTCATCTTCAAAAATATCTTCATATAATCGTAAAACTCTATTTTTTCTAAAATTAGTTTTAGCTGCTTCTTTAATTTCTAATAGATATTTATTTCTTAATTTATCTACAAATTCTCTATAAAAATCTACATCCTCTAATTCTTGTTTTGTATATGGCATTATAATGCAACCTTAAATGTAAACCCCTCATCGTAATATTGATCTATTTCGTCAGCAGTACCGCTTCCGCTTTGTACTCTATATTCAATTTTATAATATCGTTCTGGTTGATATCCATCTAACCAAAGATTAAAATAATTTCCATTAGTATCACAACTAACTTTTGATCCAGTTCCATATGGTACAATAACATCATCCGTTTCTGCATCTTTAATAGAATAATATGTAGAGCCACTCGGTAAATACTTTACTGTCAAATTAGATGGTGTAGTTGAATATGTTTTAGCTGGGAATCTTGTTCTACCTACAAATCTAAACCGAGCTTTTGATTTTTCTTTATATTCAGGTCTAAGTCCCTTCATATAAATTACAGCATCTTCTAAATCAGATCCTGTTAATGGTGTTAATGATCCAGTACTCCATTTGGAATCATCCCATACAACTTCTAAAGTAGGTGGATATTTTGTATGAGTATCAGCTGAAAAAAATGAAAAATTTCCTAACTTAGTGGTATTCCCCTCATCACTTCCACTATCTAAATTTCCTATACTGCCACTTCTTTTTAATATAAACCCTTCATTTGGTATTGATCCACTTATCCATTGTTTAACAATATCAGTTACTTCCATTCGCACATCTGTTGTGTCGTGATCAAACGATTGAGAAGCTTCATATCCACTTCCAGAATGCCATACTGCTCCAGATGAGCTAATATCTGTCCAAAGTGTTCCATCTATTTTTCCGTGTCTAAATGACCAACTTGACCCCTCTGTTGTTATTGGATCATCATAACTACGACCATCTCCCATCGTCCAAGAACCACTTATAGGATATGTATATAACTTTTGAGATGTCGCCAACGCAGATGGGTGTGCGTCATATAAATTCAAATAATATCTAGACCCCGTTCTATGTGGATTTGGTATTAATCCAGATATTATTGATCCAGAAATATATGATAGATCAAATTTAATTAAAACTCTTGAAACATTTACAGTAGCTCCAGTATCACTAACCTCTTTTCGGACTTCTAATATCTCATCTAATCCAGCATTCAAACTAGAACTATTTTGATAAATTGTCGTATCTTTTTCTGGAAATAAAAAATAATGCATATTATTCTACTATCCCTAAATTATCACCCAAAACTTTTCCTTGAATATCTGAATTCGGAAATTTAACTTCAAATATACTTGGATCTAAAGCTGGATATAAAACACCATCTATTAATGAGCTTTTAATATCATAAAAATTTCCGGAATACCCTTCGGTTAATTTATATTTATTTTCAATTATAATTGGTAAATTGTCTGGATTATTTTCTACTGGTGCTACAACCGAAGCAACTCCATTAACCAACGACAATTCATAAGAAATATCTGATAGTACAATCGGTTGACCAATTTGCCATCTATCTATATTAAAAAAGTCCTTTATTCTGGAAACACATTGTAAAAGAACTTCATTTTTATTAAATCCAGCTTTCGTTAAAATAGCAAACCGAACTCCAACATTAATAACATATGCGTCTTTTATATTAATAGCATCCGTAACCATTCTATATTGTGATAAATACATTTTTAAATTTTGTTTTACTGTTTGATTTAATGAAATAAGTTTTTTATTAGAATTATATCCAAGAGTATATAAATTTATAGCCAATGGATTTGGTATCCTAGCTACCACAGATTTTAAACTCTTTCCAACATCTTCCTCTTTAATCTGACTTTCAGCAAAATCAATTTCAGCTGATTTATTTAATTGATCATCCTGAACTACGAATGATTTTGCAACAGTTCCATATTTAGGCGGTAATGAATAAGATCTAATAACATAATCTTCTGCTGTAACATTTCTTTGCTGAGTTTGAAAATATGCCATTGCACTTTCCCGCACCTGTCGTATTGTTTGACCAGCAGATCCCCCAACCGCTGGATTTGGATTTGTAACAGCAACTGAATTTTTTGCTTCCTGAACAAGAGTAGAAGCTAATAAATTGTCTTGTATTGCATAAGATACGCTTGATATATCAGTTATATCATTTGCATTAACATTATCATTAATACCTCCACCATAAGAATATTTAATTGTAAGCGTTGTGTTAGATGGTGCTAACCCAAAAGCTTTTGTTTTTAAAAAATTTGAAGGATCAAATGCAGTAGTTAAATATGATGGACTTCCAGGTAAATTAGATCCAACCATATCAGGATTTGGTATTATTTCTTCGTCTGGATTATCACTTATTCCAGCACCGAACCTCAAAACTGTTTGATCATTTTGATCTATATATGTGGTAAATCTACGAGAAGTTTTTTTCAACTTTAAAATATATGGTACAGTTTCTCTATTTATTACGGATGTAGGATCATTAGTAGAATTATTTTCCATATCCTCAAAAATAGTATCCCTAGCAAGAGAATCAACCTCATACCAAGTATTACCATCACTATCCGTTACAGAAACTATTTCTATAACATCAGAATTTGCTAATTTTATTTGTGGATATTTTTCAGCAGATCCAAATGAAAAATACTCTGTTATAATAGTACCGCTTTCCGCTTTGATTTGTTTCTTTAAAAGAAATTTAGTAGGAGACCCACTATCAGATTCAAAAATTGTTACATCTCGTGGATCATAAGAAGCTGAGAATTTAAAATTACAATCTTCCAATGTTCTAAATGTAGTACCAGTACTTGACGCTTTTACAACCATTCCACCCTTAACATTTAACGCATATCTATAATCTGGCTTTTCATTCAAAGCTGGAACGGTTTGGAATACATTTAAGACAGCCGTAGACGGTGAAGTAACTTTAGGTTTATACCCAAACGATTGTGCTATATTATATATATTTCTTTTTTCCTCAGCATATGTTAAAAGTGTTTCTCTAAATTGAGAATCAATATAATAAGATAAAACATCACCAACATACGCAGCCATTTCAATAAACATCATACCTGGAGATGCTTCATTAAAATCATTATATGTATTTGGAAAGTATACTTTAGCAAACTCTATTAAATTATCCCTAAAGTCACTAAAATCTTTATTAAGATAATTAACAGATTTTACTACATTCTTTTTTATACTTGTGCGTGCCATTTATATTTCCTATTAAAATCTCTCAGCCGTATAACTTGTATCCAATTCAATTTGATTCATAGTAGTTGGATTCAATGTAGTTGAATATTTAACTTGAACATATATTTTATTTGAATCGCCTTCTTCTGTTAAAGTATTCACCTCTAAAATATTAATATAAGGCAACCAATCACCAACACTATTTCTAACTTCTTCTTCTATTCGTATGGGAAGTTCATCATTAATCTGTTCAAAACAAAGTTTTCTTAACTTACTTCCAAATTCATTTTGACCTACTCTTTCTCCTGGGTAAGTTAGTAATAAATTTTTTAAATTATGTTGTGCCTGTTCTAAAGAAGTTTTTGTTAGTGCAAAATCATTGTTATTATCCGATCGTAATGGAAAAGATAATCCTATATATGTATTTGGATTTAAATCTTTTTCTCGTGCACTAGCCACTTATTAAGCTCCTCGTTTCTTATCTATAGCTTTCATCAAACTTCTATAATCTCTTCGTAAAGCATTTGTTACGTGTTCTGGAACATCGTCAATCCGCTTTCCAGCTTTTTGCAACGTATCAGCTGCTACCATATCTCGTTTAACCGCATCTGGTTTACCATATCCCATAAGTTCACTCATACGGCTTGTATCAAATGTTCTGCCACTTAATGTTGGATACGCATTCTGTTTAGATAATCCAACTGTTTCATTTAAAACTTTATTAATAGTTTCATCTTTGCTATATTGTTTTTGTGATTCAGTTTCATGAACCTCGTTTTCAACATAATCTGTGGGCATTACATCTTTTAAATTAGAGGAAGATTCCTCTTTAATAAATATCTTTTTAACTTCTTTTTTAACTTCTCGCTTAACAGCTTCTTGTATTATTTTTATTAGTTGTTTTTTTGTCATAACGTACTCCTATACTATTTTCTGAAATCTGGAACTTTAGCTTCTTTTGGAATTTTAAAATTTGGGTCGGCCGTCATTACTTGCATATTTAAAAATTCTTTATTTTTTAATTGTTTTACAATATCGTTTGTACCTTTAGCAATATCAGCCGCGGCTCTTACATCAGCCCCAGCAGTAGCGGCCATTTGTGGTATTCCTAATAATACTTTGGTAAGTGATGTAATTAATTCAAATAATTTTTGACCATTAATAGTTGGTATAAACACTGCTTTTGGATCTCCCATTTTTATTGTTCCTGCTTTTTTGGCGTTTATAAAAACTTCATCACCTTCAAGAATTATATTTTTCTTAGCTTTCATATGTATAATACCACTTCTAGCACTAAAATGTAATGCGTCAGATTTCATAAATATATTTGTACCAGATATATTTTTTCCATCGAAATTAATTATTTCATCAGTTGTTAAATAAATAGAAGATGCATCATTATTTATATTTTCTTCTACTAATATATTTGAATCGTCTACCTGTTCTTTATTTAATAATTGTTGTCCAGCTCTTATCCTAATATTTGGTGTATTATTATCATGATCGCACCCAAGTTTTATTGAATTACCAAATCTACCTTCATACAAAACTTCGCCCTCACACACTTTAACATGTCTAATATCAGTATTTCTTGTCATCGTTTCACCTAATTTAGCATCTGGATCATACGGGCCGGTAACCCCCGGAATTGAATTTTCATTTGGTGAATTTTTTCTATTTATAATACCAATATAATAATGTTGTCCATTATATTCCGTAACTGCTACGTGTTCTCCTACAACAGGAATATTAGTTATATTTGGATTTAATGGTAATACTACGCCTCCCAGTATTTCTTTATTTGGAGTATTTATAAAATTACCAGTCACCGCTCCATAATTTCCACTACTATCTTTAAAACTCTTTTTAACTTCAAATGGTTCATTTCCAAAAAATTTAAAAGAAAATTCAGATAATGCGTTTTTTACAATCTGTTTAGTATATGAACTTATATCAGTCCATTTAGGGAATTTCGGAGGTATTTCTATATTTGGATTTACCATTTAATTAGCTTTCTTTGATTCCTCTATTTTATTATGTATTATATCTGTTTCTACTTGCATATCTTTTACAGTTGTTTCTATTTCAGAAAGTAATTGTTTCTTTTCATCTTCGGATAGTCCAAATTCATCTTCAGACCCCGCCTTACTTTCAGCAGAAATAAGTCTCTGCACAATACCAGCCATTTTAACAAGTTGATCATCATTTTTAATATTTATTTCTAAATATTCTTTTATCATAGGAATTATTTGTACGGCAGTGTCGCCATCTTTAATAAATTGAACCAACTCTTTAGTCAATATATCAAGTTGTTTCTTATTAAATTGGGTATTTTCATATATATCTTTGAAAAGTGAAGAAAGTGATTTTCCATCAAAGATTTCATAATCTATGCTCATAATTTACCTAAAAATAAATGTTATTACTCAAATATAAATATATTACAACCCAAAAATATGGATATATAAATATATACCAAAATTTATTACTTGTAAATATAAATAGTTATTATTGACAAAAGGGTAATGAATTATAATTCAAAACCTTTTTTTACTAACTAACGGGAGATAACCATGAAGGAAGTCATTTCAACAGTAAAGGGTTGGGCAGATGATATAGCTCATCTATTACTATCCCTTGTCGCTATTGGTGCTATTTCTGAAATTGTATTTGGAAGTGGAATTTTTGGCGTTAATGTTGTTGGTAACCTAACATCAATTATCAGTAAGTTCGGCGAGTCCGGATTTGCAGGGCTTGTTGCCTTATTGATGCTGGTGGGTTTATTTCGTAAGTAGGAACGAAATAGTTCTATATTCCTACAATATAGAGCACAAAAAAAGGGGCTTGTTTAAAGCCCCTTTTTTTTATTTTAATAATACAACCTTTACTTACTAATTCCGTTGAACTCTGAAAAATAATAAATTCCAGATGACATATCATTAGTATCTAATCTAAATCGGTTGTGTATATTTATTGTTTTTATATATTGACCTTTTATATTAAATCTTTTAGTTTTATCACAATTTATTTGTTATTCCAAAATTCTTCTTCTATATCTTTAATAAAATCTTTTAATTGTATATCATTTTTAATTTGGTAATCAAAAAATCTTTTATTTTTCCAACCCTCTGATGGTACTACATCAAATCCGGATATACTTTTAGATATTTTATCATCACTTTTTGTAAAGTATCCAATAACTTCTACCCATTTCACTGGAGATTTCTTTTTATCTTTGAATGTTATTCGCGTTGTTAAAAAATTATCACGTCCAAATTTTTGTTTAAGTTTTGTAAATATAGGAAACAACCTAATTATTTCACTACTCGGTTCGGCTAATCTTTTAGCGGCTCCACCACCCCAATGTGATTGAATTTTAGAAACTAATTTATCTAAATTTCGTTTAAATTCTTTATGAGTTTTAGTATTAGTGGTATAATTACCTTCTGTTAAAACGTATCCGAAAAATCTTTCATAATTTTCTTGTAATATGTGTTTTTTCATTTTGAATTTCTCCTAAATAGTTTCTGTAACTATAAATATAAGATTGTTTTTTTTTGTAATTTATGTCGCCTCGGAAAGAGTTGAACTTTCGTCTATGGTTTATCAGACCACCGTTCTACCGTTGAACTACGGGAGTATAATTCCTATTCCCAGATTCTTGCTAATCTACGAACAAAACCAAGAGTTGCTCCAAATCCAAATGCAATACCAGCAATCTGTAAATTACCAACATACAATGCAACTGAAGCAAGTAAGTAAGCAGCAAATCTAAATATTCCATATATGGAAAATCTACCACTTTCAGCTATAAACTGTTTTCTACTCATATTATTACCCTTTTCATATAGTGTGGAGCTGCGGGGGATCCAACCCCGACCTGCGAAGTGCAAATCCGCTGTACTCGCGTTATACTACAGCCCCATATTATTTTATTTAATCAAAAATACTCCCCGTATTTGAAGTATCTATTTCTCCTGCTACTGAAAACTCTTTTATCATATTATAATAATACATTTTCATCTGATTGATAACTCGCGTAATATGTTGTGTATTAGATCCTGTCATTTCTCGTATTAAAATATAAAGTGCCTTTTTATTAAAATTTTCTATATCTTTTCTCTTTCTAAAAAGTTCTAAAACAGAATCTGCGACTAGTATATCTTTTTTTCTCTTAAAAATATTAGTAATATTGTTTTCCCAATATTCTAACATTTGATCTACAAATTGAATGTTAAATTCGTCATTTGCTACTTTATCTCTTTCGACCGATATGTTTCTATTGAAATCTAATACTGCTATATCATCGTGGCTTTTCATTTTTTTATAATTATTATTATTATGTAATATCAAATAATTTTTACCAACAACAGAAAAATAAGAAAACGCTCTTCCTTTGTCTGGTTGATATTTTGGCATTTGCATAATTAAAAATGAAACAACATCATGTTTAACCTCTTCAATTGGATAATCAAAATAATAAAATTTAAAGGTATGTATCAAATTTTCAGCTAACTTATCGAATGCTTTATGTATATGATCACTATAAATTTTATTCTTAATTAACGGATTATCTGTATCATTATATCTAATTATAGCATCTTGGACCGGTTGTCCAAAATATATCTTACTTTTCTTACGCCTCTTCTTGGGTGCTTTCTTATTCATTTATATCCTCTCCACTTATATCTTGTAATTCATTCACAACACTTTTTATTTGATCAAATATAGTTCCTATTTCATCGTCTGCTTCAAAATGACCCGTAGAATCAATTTCTTTTAAATCATTTTGCACTCTTCCTATTCGCTGGGTAAAATCTTCTACCCAAGTTTCAAGTAATTCTGCTTTCCGTATTAAATTCCAAATTATATATCCTTCAGCAAAAATAATAATTCCTAATACTATTTCTATTATCATTATTTATCTCCAAATAATTCATTAAATAAATCTTTTGATTTCTGTGAAAGTTCCTCAGAAGTTTCTTTCATAGTGGTTGCTTTCTTAATATTTTCTACATTCTGTTGAACTTTAATTTCTTCCTCTTCCTCATCTCGTTTCCATTCATCATATTCAATACGTGCTGCCATTAAATCTGCTTGGTGAAGAATGTATGCAATATTAGATTTCAATGACCAATCTGGATTATATGATATGTAATAATTTTTATTAGCTTCTTCATATAAGCCATCGGTTAATCTTAATCCAAGATATTCATTTTCGCTCATATCAACCCCAAATTTATTAAGCAAAAATATTGCTCTATCGGTAACTGTCATATATGATAATTCTGGATTATGAGTAAAAATTTCACCACGATTTTTTCTATACCAATCATTCTCTTGTGGTATATAATAATCTTTATCCATATCTCCAACCTTACCTAAATCATGATGCATCGCTGCAAAAATCAACTCCTCATCAGTAAAATTTATAGTTGCTCCATTTTGTTTCCACAACTCTTTTATTTGTAACGCGTAATCTATAATATGAAGAACGTGTTCTACATAACCACCCACGTGAGCATAATGAAAATGTTCTTTCCCGCTAGCAGGCGCCATGCACATTCTATCCTCAAAATAATCATACATTTCATTAAGATTAACCAATCGGTCTCCTTCAAATGTTTGTGTAATTAAATCACGAAGTTTATCCCAATTAGATTCTAATTGTTCTACTGTTAATTGTTTCATTCTATAACCTCATATCTATTTTTTGTAAACCTTATTGTAGGTTCATTTCTTAATCTATTTCTATAACCGCTAAAAGATATTCTTACGCCCCAATTTAACATATCAAGAATATCTGCTTTAGTAACTGATTTTTTTCTATGTATAAAATCTACTACTTTCTTATAAGTATCTGTATCCTCTTTCAACATAGGTAAATTTTTTATTGTATCATTTATCATATTGTTAAATGGAATGATTGCATTTTCCCATTTACAATTTTCAAATCTTTCTAATGATTTCTCTGACCATTTATTTCTTAAATCTGAATCATCTAGCATACCCTCTATCGTATTTAAGAAATCATTTTCTTGATAATATACTCCAGCACCATCTGCCAATTCATGATAGTAATCATCATCAGAAAATAAATAAGGTACTCCAACACTCATACCATCTGTAGCAGATACTGCCCAACCACTATACTTTTGTTTTGCACATACACCAACATAACACGCTGATAATTTAGAAAAATAACCAATTCTATCATACTTATCAATTGTCATGTACTCTCGTTCTTTGGATTCCGCTAACGGCACCCATACTTCAAAATCTTTTCTTTGTTCCCATAGTTTATCCATTTGTTTTAAGAACCAGGGATAATTTTTATATGTATGTGGTCGATGATTGTATACAATTATCTTCTTACCTTCAAACTTTTCTTTTGGACCATATTGAGGTAACTTTGGTATTTCCCAACCAAGATATTGTGGTTCAAGTATCTCATCTAATCTTTTAACAACTTCATCATTAAAATGTTTCTTTGCATTTTTTAGAATTAGATTTTTTTGTCCTTGTGTATTCACACCACATTTTTCCATTTGTAATAAACCAACAATATTATAATCTAAACCAACATCATAAAAGTAATTAGTTATTTCAGGAAACTCAGTCCAATGAGTATAACCAATAAAACCAGGAGTAATATTTGTTCCATTCAATAATAAAGATTTTAAATTACCTGTATGTTCTGGTAAATGAGAATATACAATATCATAATCATTTTCTTTCCATCTTATATTCTTCATTACTTCTTTAAATGGAAATGCCATTCTCATAGAGTTAGGATAAGATATTTGTGGAGCAAGTATTTGTTCTGTATTATCAAACTCCAAACTCTGTATATGAGTTGGTGATATTATTGTAAAGAATAAATCATCACGAACTTTATTTAACTCTTTAATAATATTACCAAGAACAACTACATAAGAATCTTTCTCCAAATCTTTTTGAAAAGTTATATTTGGATATACAAGAATCTTATAATCATAAGTCTTATCAATATAAGCAGACTCTGTGAATTTTAATATACTCATACCGTTACTAAATTTACTTGTATTCCATGTTTAGCATCATCATAAATTTCACCTATTAAAACCTCGTGTTCACAATCTAATATTTGATTTAAATAAACTTTATTTGAATCATAAGCACTTTTAGCTTCAGTAAAATTAGCTTTTTCTAAATTAACTTTTACAACAAACCATCTTTTCACATCAGAATGCACTATTAGTATATGATGACCACCTTTAATCTTATTCCAATTCCAATGAGTTTTTGTTAGACTATCAAATTCAGCGACTTTTATTTCTATTGGTAATGATTTAGTCGGAAAAAACCAATCTTTATCTCTAAAGTTTCCTGTAGCATATTGACAATCAGTACCATTTTCAATAAAAATATTTGCACCAATCTTCTCTATTAAAGTTGATATAATAGTTGACCGAACTTTAACAGAAAAGTCATTATATGGGTGTATATCTTTACTTTTACTAATTAGTATTTCTACATCTAATGTTTTATCCCAAGTAACTTGTGTGGCACTAATAATTTGTTCTATTATACTTTTATTTATAAAATCTACATTTTGTTTTGATTTCTCAACGCTTTGACCAGATTGATTTGTTTTGCTTGATTGTTGTTTATATGCGGCTATAACTGTTGTTATACCCATACCTTTAGCATCAACTTTATCAAATAAATCTTTATCGTTTTCATAAACAGATATTGCATCTCTCATCGTATCCCAAGAAGTTCCCAATTTTTTACAAATAGCAGTTTTATCTTTTACTGGTATTTTTTCAATATCTCTCTCTTCTTGTTCAGCATCTTCCCATAATTTATAACATAAAACTCTATCTTCCCATTTATCTTTTCTCTTTATATTATCGTCAAGTAAATCTTTAACCTTTTCTTTTTTACTAGCTTCTGTACTTGATTTAGGATCAATATCTATATGTAAAAAATAATTACCAGACTCCATCCCAGCATCCCATCGAGAATTTCCACCTTTTATAACACCATCAGAATAACATCTTATTGAATAATTATTTAATCGTACTTCACCACTCTCTTTTTTTTCCTCAAATGAATTTATCAAATTTGTAATTTGTTCTTCATCTCTAACATATGGATTATCGGGATTTTTTGTTAACTGTCTTATATCTCCTATCCCATTTTTATCTATTTTTATTTTTGCCATTATCTTCCTACTTCTCCTAAGTATTGTTGCTTAGTTTCTTCCCAAGTCTTTCCTACAATATCACCATAGAAAAGTACTTCGGGTTTAATTCTATTATCTTCATATAGTTTAACATAACGTCTAACAGCTTTTGGTTTCCACCAATTCATTATGTAATCTATATCATTTTTAAATTTATCTTTCATAACCAAATCTTTTTCTTGGATTTCATTTCTCAAATACTCTAAACCATTGTCATACATATTTGCAAAAAATACACCTCTATGAAATCCGTGCTCATAATCTTTACCTTTAATACCAAGATGTTTAAAGATACGATTTATAGTATTTTGTTTAGGTCCTGTTTGACTTTGTGCCTTATCAAACTCTTCTCTATGATTTTCTTTTAACCAATCAGCCCAAACAAAATAAGCACTATCATCAGGTTTAATTGCAATCTTACCAGCTGACTCACCAAGTGTTTTCCAATGTGGTATTGCGTTATACTGTGAATGAACTCCATATAGTGATGTAGTAGTTATACCAATTAAAACATCTTCATAATCTTTATACCATTGTTCTCTAACCGCAGATGAAGTAGTTAAAGCTGCAATTAACTTACCACCTAACATATTAAAACCAATTGGTTGAGTACATACGATAGTACTTGCAATAGCTGTATTATTTAATTTATGATCTACAAACTTATTATCTTTAGTCCATCCTATATAATCATCACGAACTTTAATTGAAGTTACATCAGAACCCATAGATACTAAACCTAAAACTCTATTAGTTGTTTTATCTTTAATAATATATTTCTGATTACGACCTGGGTTAGCACTCCAATCCATAGTATGAATTAACATACGATAAAGAGTCCATTCACTAGCTCCTTCAGATGGAACATATTCCACAACAGGATCTATTGATTCTATTTCTTTGATAGTTAACTCTTTATTATAAATGTCTGTAGGTTTCCATAACCGATGATAGAGTGCATTAAACTTACTAGCCTTACGTCTAATACCATAATCATTTTTATTAAACTCTTGCCATTTTTTATATAACGTTTGTTCTTGTACTGACATTGATTTAAGAAAATCTAAATTATCTATAAACTTTTTCTTTTCGCCTTCAAAATCAAATTCTGGAATATCGAAAAACTTTTTACTAAAATTCAATAAAATAACCTTTAAAATTTTGTTATACTAATTTACCAAATAATTCTATACAAATCAAGTATTATTTTCCAATAAAAAAATTAGCCTTAACTATTTTTGCATCATCAAATTTATATGGTTTAACATCAAGAGATTCTAGAATATCAATGTAATTTACAAATCTCGGATTCATTGTATCTCTCACTTGATATATGCCATCTTTAATTTTAGTGCCCTTCAACAAAACAAAATCCCCGTACTCCAACCAACCACCAAAACGTTTCAGTAGATTTCTACTCACCGCTATAAATTTATAATTAGATGCTTTATCAGCTCTTATACGCGTTCCATCTGCGAGAATGTTCGGTGTAGAATCTGTCTGATAACGTGTTGGCTGATACATGGTAACAGTCACACTGATTCCTCCTGTTTCATACTTATCCAACTTATTTTTTAACTCTATATTTTCTTGAGTTAAAATTTTAAGCTGAATATTTTTTCTATCAAATAATTTTGTTGATATTTTAACATTAGCAAATGTTATCAACAAAACAGATAAATATAAAATGTACTTATTCATTCTTATCTATAAATAGTTTATATATTAGTTTTAAAATCATATTTAGTGGAGCGGCCGGGTAACGATCCCGGGTCCTGTCTACTCTCATCAAAAAGTCATTCACAACTTAGTTAATTTCCATCAGTAGTAATTAACAAACAACTATGTATTGTTTTACTCAGAACAAAATAACTGACAAGTCCGTTTTTTCCTTCACACTTGCCGAAGAAGATTATTTAGCTTATTTTATACTCGGGTGCTAAACAACCCAAGGATTCACGCGTAAGCGTAAACCGGATTAGTATCACCAATCGGTGAAGCTGGGTAATCATACTCAGCCAAATGCCAATCAATGTCTAACCCATTAAGCGATTTATCGCCATTTTGAGTTATGAGCCTTTTATAGTAAGACCTGCTCAATCTCCGTTGCACTTTTTTGATGAAAAGTACCAGTCGATTCCATTTCCGCCCCATATCATCTACCATTCTTCTTCATTATTATAATCATCAAAAGGATTATGTACTTCTTCTCTAATAGTATCTATTGATTCTTGTACTAAATCCCAATCATTTAATTCTACAGCTTCTTCTAGCTTATGTAAAATCTCTTCTAAATCCATTACTCAATCTCCATTATTTTAATAAATGTGGTTTAGCTTCAACTTGTCCTGCTCTCGTAACTTCCACTAATTCTACTAATGAATGAAACTCATCAAAATTACTAGCCCCAACATAAGAGAAAGAACTACGAACTCCATCGCCAATGTCGTGAAGTATCCGCCTGGTCTTTCCTTTATACGGTACAACTTTATGATTTCCCTCAACATTCTTATCACTCCTTTTAGAGTCTCTTGATGCAGAACC